CTTGCCGAGGCAACTCTGTATGCAGACGATGGTGCAGCGGAAATCGTAAAGGAATTTAAGTCCGGTACTCTGTCCTTGGGTGTAGACGATATTGGTGCCGGTGCGGCTTCTGACCTTACCGGTGCAACCATTGATGCCAATGGCGTCGTGGTAGCCACCGCAGAGGACGGCGGCACGCCCGTTGCTGTGGGCTTCCGAGCCAAGAAGTCCAATGGCAAGTATAAGTATTTTTGGCTGTATCGCGTGGTGTTTGGCATCCCTGCCACTGCCCTTGCTACCAAGGGCGACAGCATCACCTTTAACACCCCCACCATTGAGGGTACAATCCTTCGCCGGAACAAGGTAGATGCCAAGAACCGCCATCCCTGGAAGGTGGAAGCCACCGAAGGCGATGCTGCCGTTACCAACGAAACCATCACCAACTGGTATAAGTCGGTGTACGAGCCGACCTATGCCACCGAGACCACTGAATAAGGAGGAACAGCTCAATGGATGAACGCACTGCAAAAATTGTCATCGGCGGTGAGGAGTACACCCTTCTGCTGACCACCAAAGCCACCAAGGAAATCGCCGGCCGTTACGGCGGTTTGGAGAACCTGGGCGATAAGCTGATGAAGTCGGAGAACTTCGAGATGGCTTTGGGTGAAATCGTATGGCTGATTACCCTCCTGGCAAACCAGCCCATTCTGATCCACAACCTCAAGCACCGGGACGCACCCCGGGAACTGCTGACCGAGGATATGGTGGAACTGCTGACCGCCCCGGCTGACTTGGCTACCTATAAGGCTGCCATCACAGAAGCTATGTATAAGGGCACCAAGCGGAACATTGAGAGTGAGGCGGACACAAAAAACGCGGTAGTCGAGTAAGTGACGAGGAGTTATTTACTCGACTTTTATATTACGGCTTAGCCCACCTCCACCTGTCTCCGGATGAGGTGGATTTGATGTGCTTCGGCCTTCTTTTGGATTTGTGGGAATGCCATAAGCAATACTCCGGCATCTGCAAGCCCAAACGGGAGCGTTTCATTGACGAAATTATCCCGGACGGCATCTAAAGGAGGTGGTATAGATGGCAGATGAATTTGGATTAAAAATTGGTCTTGAGGGCGAGAAGGAATTTAAGAAATCTATCTCGGAAATCAATCAAACCTTCAAAGTCCTCGGTTCAGAAATGAAACTGGTAAACGCCCAGTTTGATGCCAACGATACCTCCGTAGAAGCCCTTACCGCCCGCCAAGAGGCACTGGGTAGACAGGTAGATGCACAACGGCAGAAGGTGGAAACCCTCCGTGCTGCGATGCAGAACGCTGCCGAGTCCTTTGGTGAAAATGATCGTCGGACGCAGGCTTGGCAAATCCAACTGAATAACGCAGAGGCTGCCCTAATCGGTATGGAAAAGGAACTGGAGGATAACACCGCCGCCCTGAACCGTGCCGAAAAAGGGATGGACGATGCCGGAGACAGTGCTGATGAGATGGCGGAGGATGTGGAAGATGCCGCCGAAGAGTCCGATGAAGCCAAGGGTAGCTTTGAAGGACTAGGCTCTGCTTGTAAGGCTACGGCGGCAGCGATGGCGGCGGCTTTCGCGGCTGTTGCTACAGCTGCCGTTGCCGGTGCCAAAGCACTGGTCGAGATGACGACTGCAGGCGCAGCCTACGCAGATACAGTTTTGACGGAGTCTACAGTCACGGGTATCGCAACGGACAAGCTCCAAGAGTATATGTACGCTGCGGAACTGGTCGATGTTTCCACAGACACGCTGACCAAGTCAATGGCCAAGCAAATTAAGTCTATGAAGGCGGTGCAAGACGGCACCAAGCTTTCTGTTGAAGCTTATGCAAAGCTAGGCGTCCAGGTAACCAATACCGACGGCTCTCTGCGTGATTCGGACACGGTCTATTGGGAAGTTATCGACGCCCTGGGTAAGGTTGAAAACGAAACCGAGCGTAATGCACTAGCGATGCAGATCCTAGGCAAATCCGCACAGGAGCTTAATCCTTTGATTGAGGCCGGTGCGGAGCGAATGAACGAGCTGGGCGAACAAGCCCACGCTGCCGGATATGTGGTCAGCGGTGATATGCTCTCCGCCTATGGTGCGTTGGATGACCAGCTCCAGTATTTGAGTGTCGGTGCAACGGCGGCAAAGAACGCCCTAGGTACGGTGTTGCTTCCAGTACTGACGGATCTTGCCACCGAAGGCAACGCTCTGCTTGGTGAGTTTACAAATGGCATCTTGGATGCCAATGGCGACATCAGTAAAATGAGCGAGGTCATTGGCGAATTGCTCCCTCAAGTGCTGGATATGTTCATGGAGTTTTTGCCGGAACTGATGGAAATCGCCGGTGAAATTGTCGGCTCTTTGGCAAACGCAATCGTTGAAAATCTGCCCACTATCATCGATACCGCCTCGCAGATTATCTTTATGCTTCTGCAAGGGCTTATCGAGGCTCTACCGCAAATTGCAGAGGGTGCATTGCAGTTGGTGCTGGCATTGGTCAACGGTATCCTTGCCAACCTACCGATGCTCCTCAACGCCGCTTTGCAGGCGGTGGTTACCCTGGCAACCGGTATCGCGGAGGCACTGCCCACCTTGATCCCCACCATTATCCAGGTGGTTGTCCAGATTGTGCAGACCCTCATCGAGAATTTGCCGATGATTTTGGATGCCGCCCTTCAGCTGATTACCGGTCTAGCCCAAGGTGTCCTAGATGCGCTCCCGGTGCTGATAGCGGCACTGCCGGAAATCATACTGGGCATTATCACATTCTTACTGGATGCGATTCCCCAGATCATCGAAACCGGCATACAGCTGATTACCTCCCTTGTGGCAGCACTACCGGAGATTATCACTGCTATTGTGGAAGCAATACCTCAAATCATCGAGGGTATCATTACAGCGGTACTGCAGGCAATACCCCAAATTATCCAAGCCGGTATTGACCTACTGATTTCCCTTGTCCAAGCGTTACCGCAGATTATTACCACAATCGTGGGAGCAATCCCGGACATCATTACTGGCATCATCAACGCCGTTCTGAATAATATCCCCCTGATTATCCAAGCTGGCATACAGTTACTGACCTCTTTGATCACCAACCTACCCACCATTATCATCGAAATTGTGAAGGCAATTCCGCAGATTATCACAGGCATCGTCAGTGCCTTGGGCAAGGGTGTATCCCAGATGGCAGAGGTCGGTGTCAACTTGGTCAAGGGCTTGTGGCAGGGCATCCAGTCCCTTGCTTCTTGGCTGTGGGATAAGGTCTCCGGATGGATTTCCTCTATCTGGGACGGTATTTGCGATTTCTTTGGAATTGCGTCCCCCTCGAAAGAGATGGGCTGGATTGGCGAAATGCTGGTGGACGGTCTTGCCGGCTCCATTAAAACCAATGGTAAGGACGCCGTAAAGGCTGCCGAAGGCATGAGTGCTGACATTACCGATGTTATACACGGGCTTGCAGAGGATATGGAGACAGCACTGCCTACCGATTTTACTGTTGACGGCAACATCGGTGCTACTGTAAAGGGTGCGGCAAGTGGCGTCACAGCCCCCAGCGGACTACAGCTTGTGCTGAACATTGCCACCTTCAACAACTACACAAACGAGGATATTCAGCAGCTGACCAACGAGGTTATGGTCACTGCCGGACAGTTCGCAAAGCGGAAAGGAGTGGTGTTTGCGTGAATTATTTTGAATATAACGGCATCAGTTCTTTGGAAATGGGTCTGCGTATTGAGAGTAAAAACGTCTTTTCTGCTCCGGAGTACGAGGTGGACTTTCTCTCCATCCCGGGCAGAGATGGTGAGCTAATCGCCGGCCCGGGAAGGTATCCCAATGTGCAGGTAACCTATTCTGTGTTTCTGCCTGCCAAATCTACGCAGGAGCTGGCAGAGAAAATTACGGCTGTGAAGGAATGGCTGTACGATGAGCCGGATCGGTATCACGAACTGATAGACACCTACGATGCAGAGTTTTACCGGGAAGCGGTATACGCTGGGAAACTGGATATCGAGGACGAGCTGAACCGCATTGGTGTATTTACCATCAGCTTCTCCTGCAAGCCTTTCCGACATAGCCTGTCGGGAGCTAGATTTCACAGCATCACTGCTTCTGGCACTGTGCTGACGAACCCCTACATTACCGCAAGCAAGCCCTACATCAAAATCTACGGCTCCGGGCAAATCACCCTCACCATTCAAAGTGCAAGCAAGAACAGCACTTGGAATTTTCTTGACGTGGACACCTATATCGAAGTGGATTCTGAACTGATGAATTTCTACCGGGGTACAGAATTGCAGAACGATATGGTGGTTGGGGATGGTTTCCCCAACCTTGCCCGGGGCCGAAACACAATCTCTTTCACAGGAAACGTGTCAAGAATTGACATCCTGCCAAGGTGGGTGACCTTATGATCCCCGTACTGTTTCGTGCCAATTCGACAAATTTCGATACTTATGGCATCGGCGTTCTCCGGGACTGTACTCTCTGTGAGGTTACCGAGGAACGCAATGGTGCCTATGAGTGTCAATTCAAGTATCCTGTAACCGGTAGTTTGTATAAGGAAATCGTAAAGGAACGCCTGGTCAAAGCAAAGCCGAATGATACGGCAGCTGACCAGGTGTTCCGCATTTATCGCATTTCCACTCCCATCAACGGGCAGATAACGGTGTATGCCCAGCACATCAGCTACGATCTGTCCGGCATCGCTGCACTGCAATTTGAAAGTGAATCCATTTCTCCTGCTTTGGCAATGGAGCATATCTTTCAGAACACAGCAACGCCCCATAACTTCACTTGTCAAACGGACTATTCTGCCCCCAAGGCGTTCTCTGTGAGCAAGCCCCAAAGTGTCCGCGCCTGCCTTGGTGGTGTGGCCGGCTCCTTTTTGGATTTGTGGGGTGGAGAATATGAGTGGGACAACTTCAAAGTAATCCATCACCAAGGCCGTGGACAGCATACCGGTGTGGTCATTGAATACGGTAAGAACCTAACCGCCATGGAACACGATGATGACAACTCTGGGGCGTACACGGATTTGCTCCCTTACGCAGTCCTCACAGCAGAGGATGGTACGGAGATAGCCGTCACCTTGCCAGAAGTGCTGATCCCCATTGCGGATACCACCTTGGTGCAGAGAAAGACACTCATTAAGGATTTCACAGACCAGTTTGGGCAAGAGACTCCGGTAACCATTGATGGGCTCCGGGCATACGCCAATAACTATCTGCGGAATAACCCCTTGGGTACAGCGATCCCTACACTGACAGTTTCCTTTGAACCTCTGTGGAAACAGCCGGAATATGCTGCGGTATTGGAGCGAGTGTCCCTATGCGACACCGTTACCATCCGCCACAGCTTCTTGGGCATTTCCGCAAAGGCAAAGGTTATTACCACGGTATATGACACCCTGGCTGAGAAGTATGTATCCATTACCCTCGGCTCGGCAAAGGCTAATCTGCTGAGTACCGTCTCCTCTACGGAAGCTGCCGTAGAGGAAGTTGTCTCCCAGGTGGATCGCTTTCCAACCTTGATGAACTCCGCTATCAAAAACGCCACTGGGCTTATTACCGGACAGACCGGGGGCTATGTGGTTATCCACACCGCCGATGATACCGGTCAGCCCTATGAATTGCTCATCCTGGATGCCCCGTCCGTTGAGGAGGCAGTGAATGTGTGGCGTTGGAATGTGGGAGGTTTGGGCTTCAGCAGCAACGGCTACAACGGTCCCTACGAGACAGCTATCACCGCCGACGGGCAGATTGTAGCCAACTTTATCACTTCCGGCACGCTGGTTGCCAACATCATCAAAGCCGGTGTCCTGCAGTCCCAGGACGGCTCGTCTTATTGGGATCTGGAGACCGGTGAAGTGGTGTTGCGTGCTTATGCGACCTCGGAAGAGGTGCAGGAGCAGAGCGACCGGATCACCGGGATTGAGGAGCAGAAAATGTACCGACTGGTGATTTCCAGTACCCACGGTAACATTTTCAAAAACGGCAATATCAAAACCACACTATACGCCACCGTCTTTTCCTGGGACGAGAACATCACAGATACTCTCGATGAAAATCAGTTTATTTGGACTCGTGTATCGGATGACCCGGTTGCGGATGCTGCTTGGAACGCAGCACATTTTGGCGGTTCAAAAACCGTCGATATCACCGCAGAGGATGTGGATATCCAAGCCACTTTCTTTTGCGATTTGATAGACACTACCACAAGAAAAAGCCTACTCGGCTAATTTAGGAGGTTTTATATGAGCAAAGCACAAGGCCAATTTACTATTGTTGACTACAATGACGCATTGACCCTTACGGGTTACATTGGCTCCAATCTGGCGAAAACCCAGATGTATAACCCGGACAACGACACCTATACCCCCAACTGGGCATCCACCAACCTGGTACTGACCCCCAGTCTGTATGTCATCGGCACTACCACGGATCAGATTACTTCCAGCAGCGTGACCTCCGTGAAGTGGTACATTGGTAGCTCCAGCACCGCCATTACCTCTTCCGGTAACTATGCCCTGTCCGGCACAAAGAGCCACATCCTCACGGTGAAGGGCAATGTGATGGCCGGTCAGCCCGGTATCGACTACCGCTGTGTGATTACCTACAAGGACGCTTCTACCGGCCTGTCCATTACCCATCCGCTGACTATTTCCTTCAGCCGGGTGGTCAATGGCTCCGGCATTACGGATCTGCTGGTTACCACGCCCTCTGGTAATGTGTTCAAAAACAATGAGGTGGCAACACTGACTGCCAAGGCGGAACTGTGGCGCGGCAGCACGGTGGACATCACCAATGTCACCTACAAGTGGGCCATTATGGATTCTACCGTTACCGCTACCACTTCTTCCGGCTACGATGCCGACTTCGGCACTGGCTGGCGTAAGCTGTCGGACACCACCGGAAGAAG